GTTTTCACGCTGAAAGCGATGCGGCGGGCCCTGCGCGATTCCGTGGGATTTCACATCTTGCAGGCGCAGTACGGCACGGGAGAGGAGGGCGCGACCAGCGCGCGGCGCGTGTCGCTGTGGCTGAACCCCGAGGCACCGGCGGACAGCCGCGAGCGCGAGCTCACCGACCTGTTGGTGGGCAACATCCTGCGCGGCCGACCGCGCATCCGCGATCTGTCCGACCGATTCGACATTCCGAAGTCGAGCGTCGGCCGGTTGGCGTCCGCCTATCGCGTTCTGGTGGAGGGTGCGCGCCGGGCCGCGCTGCTGCGGCTGGACCTGAGCATGCGCGATGCGGGCATCGTGGTGGACCTGGAAGGCGAACAAAGGCGGGCCCCCCTTGACAATGTGGGACAAGATAGCCAAAATACTTCCAGACTCGTAGCAAGTACGACCTGACGAAACGCCCCGGCCAAAAACCGGGGCGTTTTGCATTTGGGCGTCAGGCGCGAAAAGAGACGGCGACGATGCCAGGGTGGCCGCCCTGGCACCGACAGCCGACCCACGGACGTGGCCGTGAGCGACCCGAGGCCGTCCCACCTGTACAGGCGGGGGCAACGGTAACACAAAACTTCGCTCGTGTATGGCAACCCCTATCATTCCCTGGCTAGGTGGCAAGCGCCGCTTGGCTGAGAAAATTTTTCCGTTTTTCCCAGCCCATGACTGCTACGTTGAGCCCTTCGCGGGCGGGGCGGCGCTTTTCTTTCTGCGTCCGACGCCTGCCAGGGTCGAGGTACTGAACGACGTGAACGGCGAGCTGGTGAACCTGTACCGCGTGGTGCAGCACCACCTCGAGGAGTTCGTCCGGCAGTTCAAATGGGCTCTCACCAGCCGTGACGTGTTCAAGTGGCTGCAGATCACCCGGCCGGAGACGCTGACCGACATCCAGCGCGCGGCGCGGTTCTTCTACCTCCAGCAGAACGCCTTCGGCGGGAAGGTGGACGGTCAGACCTTCGGCACCGCAACGACGGCGCCGCCAGGCCTGAACCTGCTGCGCCTCGAGGAGAATTTGTCAGCGGCGCACCTGCGCCTGGCGGGCGCGTACATCGAGAACTTGCCCTGGCAGAAGTGCCTGGAGATGTACGACCGGCCGCATACGCTGTTCTACATGGATCCGCCCTACTGGGAGACCGAGGGCTACGGCGTGGGCTTCGGCTTCGAACAGTACGAGGACATGGCGGCGCGCATGCGCCGGTTGCAGGGCCGCGCCATTGTCAGCCTGAACGATCACCCCGACATACGACGGGCGTTCGATGGCTTCCATATCGAGGCCACGGAGCTGCGCTATACCGTCGGCGGCGGGCGAGGCGTCGAGCGCGGCGAGATCCTGATCTTCAGCTGGGACGTGGCCGCCGCGCCAGCGGGCCTGTTCTGAGCTCTCAGAAGTCTAGCTGCGCTGCCTCGATGCCGAGCGCGGCCGAGATCTTTTCACGGGTGGCCTTGCGCAGCCGGTCGCTGCTCTCCTGCTGCGCGTAGGCCGATTGGCTGATTCCCAGGCGCCCGGCCACCTCGGCCTGCGTCAGGCCCAGATGCTCGCGCCAGGCACGTGCTGGCGTCGCGCCGTCCACGGTGCGGCTGACCACGTCATGAGGGATCAGGCCCTTTTCCGCGTTGCGGGTGGCCACGTAATCCGCGTAGGGGATGACCACGAAGGCCGGCTGTCCGCCGGGGCCGTTGATGATTTGGATGTTAGTAGGTGCGTTCATCGCGTTTCCTCACTTCTTCGATTTCCACCACCCGGATCGCTCCGTCCCAGCTGAATAGCACTCGGAAATTGCCGATGCGCAGGCGGTAGCCGTACTGGTGATTGGCCAGGGCCTTGACGTTTTGGCACGCCGGCATTGCCTTCAGCTCCTCGACGCCATCACGGATCGCCACTTGGTGCTGGCGGTCCAACTTGCGCAACTGCTTGGCGGCTTTCAGGGTCCAGTGAATCGTGTTCATGGGCTCAATTATAAGTCAAATATAAGTTTTTGGCAAAATTATTAGTTTGATGGGAGTGCGGATGAGCGAGGTTCCCACAACGCGGCCCGCGCCACCCCAGCAGCTGGATTGCTTCCGGCCGGCGCCCGAGCTGCTGGCCTGGGTCGAGCAAACCATCCTGGCTCGGGGCGGCCAGCTCCACAACCCCGGCCACGCCCACCTTCTGGATGCCGATCTGGCCTTTCTATGGGCGCCTGGCGCGTTCGAGAAGGCTGGCCGCACCGTCCTGGGCCAAGCCGAACGGGTCATGTTCCGGGCCGGCGGCTGGCAGAAGGCGCGCCAGGAACAGCAGATGATCGAGTGGTTCGGCCGCGTGCCCGAGTTCTTGATCACGCTGGCGGCCGACTATTGCGAGGTCTGTAGCGATGCGGAATTCTGCGCGCTCGTGGAGCACGAGCTCTATCACATCGGGCAATGCCTGGACGAGTTCGGCGCGCCGGCATTCGACAAGGAGGGCCGGCCCAAGCTGCGCATCGTCGGGCACGACGTGGAGGAATTCGTGGGCGTGGTAGCGCGCTACGGGCCGTCCGAAGACGTGCGGCGGCTGGCGGCGGCCGCTGGCGCCGCACCGGCTGTGCCGAGGTTGGACATTGCGCGGGCGTGTGGCTGTTGCCTGAGGGCGGCATAGCGACAGGATCTGCAACATGGCAAAGCTCAGCGAGGCGCACAAGCGATTCATTGTCCAGTCCCTGGCGTGCTGGGATACGCCCACTGAGGTGTCCCAGGCAGTGCGGGAGGAGTTTGGCATAGACGTGCCACGGACGCAGGTCGCGCAGTACGACCCCACGAAGGTGGCCGGGGCGGCGCTGGGCAAAAAGTGGGCTGAGCTCTTCTGGGAGACCCGCAGGCGTTTCATGGCCGAGCAGGCCGATATCGCTGTGGCGCAGCAGTCCTACCGCCTGCGGCAGCTCGGCAAAATCTACGAGAGGCACATGCAGCGTGGCAATGTCGTGGCGGCCGCGGCGGTGCTTGAGCAGGCCGCCAAGGAAACCGGAGGGGCATTTACGAATAGGCGGGAACACACGGGCGTCGACGGTGGCCCGATAGAACAGAAAACGGTGGTGGTCGATGAAACACAAGTCGCCGCCGCCGTCGCCAGGCTCAGCGACGAGTATTGATCCTGCGGTCCTGCGCGCCACGGCGAAAGCCATGTGCGAGCGGGATCATTTGTTCTTCAGCAGGTACTTTTTCAAGCATCGGCAGGCCATCAAATTTCGGGTCAACTGGCACCATGAGTTGATCGCCGAGAGGGTGCAGGCCGTCATCGACGGCCGCATCAAGAACCTGGTCATCAATGTGCCTCCGGGCTCGTCGAAGACTGAGTTGGTGGCCATCAACCTGATGGCCCGCGGCCTGGCGCTGAACCCGCGGGCGCGCTTCCTGCACATCAGCTACTCGGACGACCTAGCGCTGCTGAATTCGCAGACGGCCCGCGAGCTGGTGCAGTCCGACGAGTTCCAGGAGCTCTGGCCCCTGGCGATTGCCGACGACGCGAAGTCGAAGAAGCGCTGGAACGTCCTGGTGGACGGCAAGAAGGCCGGCGGCGTGTACGCCGTCAGCCTGGGCGGCCAAATCACCGGATTTCGCGCGGGCCACATGGCGGAGGGGTTTCAGGGTGCCATCATCATTGATGACCCGCTGAAACCCGAGGACGCCTACAGCAAAGCGCGGCGGTCGGCGGCCAATCGCAGGTTGTTGTCCACCGTCAAGAGCCGGAAGGCCACCCCGGACACGCCGATCATCGTGATCATGCAGCGGCTGGCGCAGGAGGACGTGACCGGGTTCATCGAGGCTGGCAATCTGCCTGGCGAGTGGGAGCACATCGTCATCCCGGCGATGATCGACGACGATTACGTCGCCGGCCTGCCGGAGCACCTGCGGGCCAAGGTGGACAGCACCGAGCGCGACGACAAGGGGCGCTTCAGCTACTGGCCGTACAAAGAGCCGCTGGGCGACCTGCTCGCCATGGAGGCGGGCACAGGGGCCGATCAGGACGGCGCGCGTGTCAGTCGGTTTGTGTTCGCGTCGCAGTATCAGCAACGTCCCGCGCCGCTGGGCGGCGACTTGATCCAGGGGGCCTGGTTCGGGCGGTACCGCACGCTGCCCAAGATCGTCTCGCGCAAGGTGTTCGTGGACACCGCGCAAAAAACCGCCGAGCGCAACGACTACAGCGTGTTCGAGTGCTGGGGCCTGGGCGACGACGGCAAGTTGTACCTGCTGGATCTGCTGCGTGGGAAATGGGCCGCGCCGGAGCTCAAGCGCCGTGCGGTCGATTTTTGGACCAAGCACAGGCCATACGACACGAAACTCTCTGCGCCGTTGAGGCAGATGCTCATTGAGGACAAGTCGAGCGGCACCGGCCTGATCCAGGAGATCGCCGCCGATGGCAAGATCCCCGTCAGGGGCGTGGAGCGCGTCAAAGACAAGCTGACGCGTGTCATGGACGTGCAGTCGTACATCGAGGCTGGGCTGATCTGCATCCCCGAAGAGGCCGATTTCGTGGCCGATTTCCTGGCCGAGTGCGAGGCATTCACGGCGGACGACACGCACGCCCACGATGACCAGGTGGACCCAATGGTCGACGCCATCAACGACATGCTCGCCACAGCGGGCAGCAACATAGGGCGCTTCAGGGCGCTGGCACAGGCATGATCAACCAGGACGGTTACCTCACTGCGGTGATGGGGCATGGTGGCCTTCGCGCGCTCGCGGAACGCGGGCTGCAAGCCATCGACGACATGGAGATGTACGCCGATGGCGGCCTGGCTGCCCGTGTCGTGGACATGATTCCCGATGCGGCCGTGTCGCGCGGTGTCGAGATTCGCGGCGACGACCGCGTGCACGGTGAACTGGACCGGCTGAAAGTGCTGCCGGCGCTGGCGGATGCCTGGCGCTGGGCGCGGCTCACGGGTGGCGGCGCAATCATCTTGCTCAGCAGGGACGGGCGCGCGCTGCGCGATCCGCTGAACGTGTCTGGCCTGGACGAGCTGCTGGAACTCAAGGTATTTGCACTCGATGATGTGTCGGCGACGGACCAGCGGTACTCCGACCCGAATCTGCCCAATTTCGGCATGCCCGAGCTGTACCGCGTGCGAACGCAGGCGCCCGGCGCAGTGGCTGCAGAATTTTTCGTGCACGAATCTCGCCTGATCGAAGTGCCCGGCGATCCTCTCCCCGCAAAGCTC